TCCCCCGGCATTGCTGGACTCCCTAATTTCGGGATGCAAGACTACTTCGGGCACGATGGACCTCACAGTGTTCCCGAGTATGGCGACTACTTAGCTACAAGCAACGAGATCTTCTCGGCTGCTTCGTTGCGCGCCCGTATGATGTCATCGTTGACATTAAAGGTCTACCGTGGCAGGGGAAAGAACAAGCGGGAGGCGGACAACTCGCCTGCCGCACAGCTCCTTAATTATGTGAATCCGCATTGGACTCCTAAGCGGTTGGCTCGTATGGATGAACTCTCCATGTGTCTGTGGGGAGAGTCCTTCTGGGCAATCGAAAAGGAACGTGGGGTTCCGAGGGAAATTTGGTGGTTGAAGCCGACACAGGTTCGGCCGGTACTTCACCCCTCCAAGTACATTGACCACTACCTGTACGAGCCTCTAGACGGCTCTCAGCCGTTGAAGTTCTGGCCTGATGAGATTGTCTGGTTCCGCTATCCGAACCCCTTAGATGAGTTCGCTGCTATTTCTCCGCTAGTTGCAGCCCGGCTTCCTGCCGACTCGGCTAGCGCGATGATGAAGGCCAACAAGAACATGTTCGTGAACGGCCTTAAGTTGGGTGGAATCATCACTCCAACTGACAAGGTGACGTTCACTGAACAGCAAGCCGAAGATATTGAAGCAGCCCTTGAACACAGAGCTAAGGGAGTCGATAAAGCTCACAAGTGGTTGATTCTTCGGTATGAAGCTCAGCTTCAGGGTCTTAATCTCACCCCGAAAGATGCTGAGTATATCGGTGGATTGAAAATGACGCTGAAGCAGGTTGCCAATGCCTATGGCATTCCGGTTGCTCTGCTCAACGATATGGACAACGCCACTCTGACTAACTCCCGTGAGTATCAGTCCATCCTGTGGACTAATGCTCTAAAGCCAGATGCGGAACTAAAGGCAGAAGAGATTGAGGAACAATTCCTTCCCATGTTCCGGGACAGGGTTGACCACTGTCTCTACGACTTTAGTGAAGTAGAAGCCCTACAGGAAGCCAAGTCCGAATCGTGGATGCGTGAACGACAGGCTATCGACACGGGCCGCTACACCATCAATGAAATTCGTGCCCGAAATGGCGAACCTCCCGTTCCATGGGGAGATGTTTGGTGGGCACCTGTTAACAAGTTCGCAGTCAGCGGGCCAGACTCGCAACCTGCTTCGTCAAGTACTCAGGTTGAGGATGTTACCGATCCTGAGACGAAGAAGGGGGAGACTGACGAACCTAAACTGCCGGAAGTCTCCGAGGATGAAACCAGGGCTTTTTTAAAGTCCCTGGAGTTTAACGGAAGGGTGCCACGATGAATCGGGGTTGCATCCGTGGCTTCGTGGAACGGGGGGTTACAGACGGTGGCCCCATTCGTTTTGTCGCAGCGACGGAAGGCGTAAAACGAGACGGTATCGATCTGAGAATGCAGGGGGCACAGCTTGAGAGGTTTCGAGCCAACCCCGTGATTCTCTTCGGTCATGCTTCGTGGGGACGTCAGAACTTACCTATCGGCCGTGCGGAACACGTGGGGGTGGAAGGCGACTCCCTCGTGATGGATGTCGTCTTCGATCAGGAAGATGAGTTCGCCCGTACTGTCGAGAGGAAGTTACGAGGCGGGTTCCTCAACGCAGTTTCTATCGGCTTCGAAGTCGATAGTTGGGAAAAGCCGGGGCAGAACTTTTGGAACGGTGGCGTAGCCACTAAGTGGGAGCTTTTTGAGACTTCCGTTGTTCCAATTCCCATGGACGAAAGAGCGGTTGTCCAAGCTGGTCGCAGTTTCGAGGATGACACTCTGCGTCAGTACATTGATGAGCGTATTGAGGATGCGCTTAAGCGGCACTTCGCTAAGAACGATGAGCCGGTCGGTTTTACTCAGTCGGACGCAGACAAGGTGTTGGCGTCATTCAAGTTTGGGGAGGGAATTTAAATGAGTGACAACATCACTCTTGACCAGTTAGCTCAGAACATTAAGCAGCGTCTTGACGGTATCTCGGATGACGTTGCTTCGCGTGTCTCCGATGAGAGACTGTCGCAGCTTATTCGGGACAACCTTGAGGGTGTTCTTGCCGACCCTGAGGTTGTTCGCAAGATTCGATTCGCTCAGGATGAGAACAAGGGCGAACTGGTCGGTACTAAGTACGCCCGCTGGGGTCTTTCTCCGGCTGACGTTGAGTGGCTGTATGACTTCCAGACCTCGCTTCGCGGTACTCCGAAGCGTGGGGGTGGAGTGCATCAGGGTCCGTCTGAGGAGCTGTCCAGGACGTTCGAGGCTATTTCTGCCGCGCGCTACGTTTCCATGGACAAGGTTCGCGAGATGGACCGGCGTGCTCTTGATGACGCTTTCCCTCGTATTCCTCTGTCGGCTTTCCACGCTGGTGACCGTAAGCTTGCTGCCGCTGGAAAGTACGAGCTGACTGAGGCTTACCAAAACGCTATTCGTGCGATGGACACTGCTGAGTCCGGCTTCGGTCAGCAGTTGGTTGGTGCTCAGTATGTGCACGACCTGTGGGAAGCTCCCCGTCGTCTCGGTCGTGTTGCGCCACTGATTAACACGTTCGAGATGTCGGACCCGACGGCTTATCTGCCGGTCGAAAGTTCGCTGCCTGAGCTGAGCTTTGTTGCCGAGTCTGCGACGTACAACGCTACGAATTACGGCACTACTAAGATCGGTTCGCAGCGAGTGCAAGTCAGTGCGAAGAAGTTTGTGATTCACCAGATGTGGTCTGGTGAGATGGAGGAAGACTCCATCATTCCGTTCGTGCCTTTCCTTCGTCGTCAGGCTGCGCTGTCTCTGGCTCATTACCTGGACGCGCTGATTCTTAACGGCGACACGACTGGTGATTCGACTGGCAACATCAACCTGGATGACGACACTCCCGGGACTACGAACTACTACCTGGCTTATGACGGTATTCGTCATGCTGCTTTGGTGGACAACACCAATAATGGTGTGGACTTGAGCGGCCTCGCTTACAGCTATGACGACTTCTTGAATGTTAAGGCCAAGATGGTTGACCACGCGTACCTGATGGACTGGGGTCACCCTGTTGACCCTGACGACCTGGTTTACGTGTGTGACCCTGAGTCGGCCGACCGCATTTCGGCTCTGGACGAAGTTCTGACCGTGGACAAGTATGGTCCTGGTGCGACCGTTCTGAACGGTGAGCTGGCTCGTATTGCCGGTCGCCACCCGCTGATTTCGAGCATTGCTATGTCGAAGACTGAGGCGGACGGCAAGGTTTCTAAGACGGCTGTTAACAACACGAAGGGTCAGGTTGCCGTCTTTAACCGGCGCGGTCTGGTCATGGGTTGGCGGCGTCGGGTCATGGTCGAGACGGAGCGTCTGCCCGCTACTGACCAGACTCGCATTGTCTACTCGCTGCGGAACGGCCTTGGCCGGTTCACGCCGACCGGTTCCGCTTCCGGCATCAAGTGGGCTGCTGTGCTCTACAACGCCGACGTTGCCTGATTAGTTTTAAGGGTGCCCTGTCTTTTGAGGGGAGGGCAGGGCACTCCTTTTTTCTTCACATGTTTGGAGATTGGTCATGCTTACTACTCGTGTAGAGCGCATTATTGCCAAGGGTCAGTTAGTTCCCATCGTTGTTAGTCAGGATGTTACTGCAAGCCAGACTGATGTTGAAATCGGTCCTGGTGTCACTGTTCCGTTCGCTGGTGAGATTGTTGGTTGTAGCTACAAGCTGACTGCAGATAAGACCGGTGGCACGATGGCTGTCGGTCCCACCATTAACGGAACTGAAGTTTCTGCGCTTACGGTGACTGCTGCTGACGGAACTTCGTCGGGCAGCAAGACGGCGAAGCGTCGTACGGCTAAGTTCGCAGCCGGTTCCGTTATCGGAGCTGAGATTACGACGAATAGTCAGTTCGCCGCTGGTGAGGACCCGATTCTTGAAGTCGTCGTTTGGGTGATCCTGAGCCTTGAGGGCATCTAATGTCCTACATCGTTGAACTCGATGCAACTGGTACAGCTTTCGTTGGTGCTTGCAATTTGTTGTCGGTGACTGTTTCGCCAGATGGAGAAGGCTCTGCTCCGCAGGTCACTATTGCGGATGGCAGTGGCAGCGTGTTTCTGACGCTCTATTGTCCTGTGGACAATTCCACAGTCTGGCACGCGAAGGATCCGAATGGAATTCCTATCACCACGTCTATCAATTGCACGCTGACTGACTGCGTTGTATCTGTGGAATACAAGTAATGGCTAAGTTTAGGGTTAATCGAGACTTTGCCATGCAACGCGGAGGCGAACAATACGGGCCATGGACTTCCGGTGAGGAAGTCGAGATTGAGGAACCTGTCGTTGTATACATCAACTGGAAATACGGCAACGTCCTCGGTGCTGTCCGTGAGCAGCCTCCCACCCCCAACCGGCAAGTGATGCGTTCCCCCAAGACGCGATAACCGAAGGGAGGATTGATGCCTGTAACCAACGGCTATTGCACGGTTGAGGAACTAAGGGCATGGATGGGGGATACAGGAACAATCCTCTCTTCAGATGTCCTTGAGAAGGCTATCAATACCGCATCCCGCGCCATTGATGACTTCTGCGGTGTAGGCCGAAAGTTCTGGCTCGACAACACGCCAATTGCAAGAGACTTCAGAGTTCGTGAGCCCAACATTGCTTGGGTCTACGACATTGGAGATCTCACAGGGCTGAAGATTGAGACTGATGATGTTGGGGACGGCAGTTTCCTCACTACTTGGTCTAGCACTGACTACGATCTGAGTCCCTTCCAGGAAGATACCGACAAGGCTCATACCTGGTATCGAATTCACGCGATTGGGAGACAGTTCCCGGTCAACAGCATTCGTAGGACTTTGAGAGTAACGGCCAAGTGGGGGTGGAGTGCCGTCCCTGACCAGATCAAGCAAGCCACGCTTATGAAGGCGAACATTCTCGTTCTGCGTAAGGACTCGCCTTATGGTGTTGCTGGCTTCTCTGAGTATGGCGTTGTCCGACTGAATCGGTCAGAGGACCCCGAGATCACTCGTCTCATCGCGCCGTTTGTTCGCTCGAATGTAGTGGCTATCTGATGGCAACGCTGGGAGAGATCCGGGAAGCCATCAAAGAGACCCTTGAGGAGAACATCCCAGGGATCAAGTGTTATCGGTATATCCCGGAAAACGCTCTGGTCTTACCGGCAATCATTGTCGAGCCGGAAATGGCTAGCTTCGTTGAAGCTATGGGACGTGGCACCGATCGGTGGGACTTTACGTTGCTGGTTCTCGTTGGTTACAACCACCTGGAATCAGCACAGAACAACTTGGATCCGTTCGTGTCTGGGCACGGTAATAAGTCGATTCGTGAAGTGATCTTCCAGAACAAGACGCTTGGACTGGAAAACGTCAATGCGACTGTCGAGCGTGTCTATGACTACGGAATGAGATTTGCCCCTGATACACAAGGTCGTGCCACTGAAGCTTTAGGAGCACGTCTTGGCTTGACTGTTTATACGAGGGGGTATTCAACGGGATGAGTTCGTTAGTCCTTGTTGATGTAACCACATACGTCGGTGAGTTCAATCTCACGACAAAGATGAACTCGCTCAACCTGAACATTCAGGCTGACGAGTTAGATGCTACGACCTTCGGCAACAACGGATTCCGAACCCGTGTAGCTGGAATCAAGGATGTCATGGCAGACCTGTCCGGCTACTGGGAGGACGACGTAGATAACGAAGTCTTCGGCAGTCTCGGAGTCGCACATGATGCTGTGACCATTTCGCCTACGGGGGTGGAAGGCGATACGGCTTACCTGTGGCGGGGTGAGAAGTTCACCTACCAAGCCTTCGGTGCTATCGGTGCTCTGACGCCTTTCAGCGTGTCCATGAGCGGTTCCCACAACCAGGGGGTAGCCAGAGGCACACTCCTGAAGAAGCAAGGCACTGTGACCTCTACAGGGGCTACTGGCACAGCCTTCGAGATTTCAGGTGGCATTGGGAGTGACGCTGCTCTCTACTCGCACTTCCACGTCTTTGATGCGGGCACAACTGTTACGGCTGTAATCGAGTCTGCAGACAATGACGAGTTTGAAGATGCGACAACCATTGCCACGCACAGTGCGTTAACGGCAGTCGGGGCGAACATTCAGCGTGTTGCCGGTCCAATTACGGATGAGTTCTTTCGTGTGAGAGTTACAGCTATTACAGGCAGCTTTAGTGTTGCTTGTGCGATCGGGGTTGGTGTTTAGAAATGGCGTCGTTTGCGTTCACTGACGGTGTGTTAGTAGTCAACAGTGTTGACCTGTCGGAGTTCGTTACCTCCATGACCCTCAACGTTGAGGTTGAGGAGTTGGAGGATACGGCCATGGGCGACACGTGGCGGAACCGGCTGGCTGGTCTGAAGGACTACAGCCTGGACGTGGAGTTCAATTCTGACTTTGCTGCCAGCGCTGTGGATGCGACTTTATGGAGTATTTTCGGCACGGTCACGGAGTTCAGCATCAAGGCTACGTCGGCGGCTACTAGCGCTACGAACCCTGCGTACTCGGGCTATCTGCTGATCTCGCAGCTTACTCCGATCGGTGGTTCTGTTGGTGACCTGGCTAAGGTTTCCGTGACGTGGCCTGGTTCAGGTGCGTTGACTCGTTCTACTTCCTGATATGGCTCAGGAAGGACTTAAGAAGCTCATCTTCGACTTTGCGAAGATGAGCAAAGATGCGAAGTCGCATCTCCGTAAGAATATGCGGAAGATTGCGACTCCAACTCTACAGAAGATTCGCGATGCTGCATCGTGGTCTTCTCGTATTCCTGGCTCTACTCGAATTGCCACAGGGTTCGCGAGTCGCTTCACCGGTGTTCGCATTGAGACAGATAGACGTGTGTCCCCTCACGCACGTCCCTATGAACATGGCGGACAGCCGGGCGTGTTTCGTCACCCCGTGTTTGGAAGATACGACAGGGACCGGCGTTTGTGGACTTGGGTTTCGCAACCGGCCCGTCCGTACATGTATCCGACTGCTCTGGAAGACATTCCGGAAATCGGAGATCGCATCTTAGATGTAATCATCGAGCTACATAAAGAGAACGGGTTTCATTCCTAATGAGCGAACATCCCCTCGCAATGAAAGACAAGCTCAAGGCGAAGAAGCGTCCTATCAAGGATTGCCGTATCTTCGTTGGTGACCGGGATAAGTACCAGAAGGAAGTTGAAGAGTCTCTTGCGAATCTCATCAACTTTTTGAAGGACATTCAAGGTAACGAAGAGATTCCCGAGCCTGCTATGAATGTGGGCAAGAAACTGATTGAGGACCTTGCTAAGTTGCAAGAGCCCTACTATCAGAAGTTTGTCTTCAGAGCCTTGAACCCTGTCAAGTTTGAAAAGCTCATGGAGGAATATCCGCCTCCTAAGGGGAAGGAAACGGAAGTCTGCGACTGGGAGGCATTCAACCGTCGCATCTTCCAAGAGTGTCTGATTGAACCTTCTTACGACTCACTCACTGAAGAGGAGTGGGAAGAGTTCTTTGACTCGTGTTCACATAAGGAATACGAGTTGTTGATGAACACATCTATGGATGTGAACATCAGGAACGTAGACCCGACCTCCCCAAAAGATTTGATGACCCCACGTTTGAAATAGAGATGTATCTGAGTGCGGAGGTCTATAAGATCCCGCACTCAGAATTTCTCTCTTGGGATGAAGGGGATCGTAGAAAAGCTATCGCTTGGGAGATTCGTAAGCGTCAAACCTGCTCACTCTGCGGAACTCGCAATGAGGAGTGGATGGCAGGTGAACGTCCTTATGCCCCTCGCACTCATGAATGCATTGGTTGCCGGGAACTAGAAAAGGCCAATAAGTCTATCCCAGACAAGGTTAGGGCATGGACTAGAGCGGTTCTTGTGAGGGTTAATCGTGGCTAGCGCAAATCGTAATGTCAGCATTGACATTACCGGCGACACTAGAGATTTAGAGCAGTCTTACGATCGTGTAGCGCGTAAGTCGGAACAGCTCGCTAACGACGTAGATAAGAACAATAAGAAGATGGGCAGCAGTTTCAGTGATGTCGCTAAAACTGCTACTTCTAGTTTCGATGACTTTTCCGGAACTGTTACTACGTTCGGCAAGACTGGTCCTATTGCTATCGGCGCGGTCGCTGCCGCCATCGCTGCTCTTCCCACGATTATCAATCTTGCGGCGGGTGCTGTAACCCTGGGTTTTGGTGCGGCCTTAGCTGGCATAGGTATTGCGGCTGCTTCTCAGAGCGCTGTTGTTCGGCAAGAGTTTAAAGACCTATGGGATGGCATCAAGTCGGATCTCTACGACATCTCTGGTCCTATTGAGAAAGCTCTTCTCAATATTCGCGGATATGCCGATAGAGCTTTTGAAAACTTCCTGCCTTCTTTGGAGGAAGGCTTCAAGATTATCGGCCCCGCTATTGATAAGTTCGGTGCCGACTTTTCGCGGGCTCTCTTAGAATTAGAGCCAGCTATTAAGCCGCTTTCGAACGCCTTTGCTGCGCTTCTGAGCGCCATCGGTGAGCGCGCGCCCAATATGTTCCGGAATCTTAGTGCGTCCATCGAAAATCTAGCATCGATTGCTGAACGGAATGCTGACGACATTGCTGGGTTCATTGATGGTGCTTTTAGCGCGCTTGAGTGGACCACAGCAAGAATAGATGACCTTTCGAGTCTGTGGGATGAAGCTCTAGCCAAGTGGGAAGACGGCTGGAACAGCTTTATTGACAGCTTGAATGGTGGCAATAACCCAGCGATTGATGCTTACAAAATCAACATCAGCGACACCACGGATCGATGGAACGCGATGGCGGAGCAGCTTAAGCGAACGGCTGAAGCTGCACGTGAAGCGCAAGACCCACTGAAGCAACTGAAGCTTGATGTTGATGTTCTGAAAGATGCTATTGACGAACTCAACGGTGTGCATATCGCTTCCGACCGTGCAATGCTTCAATGGCAACAGACGTTGTGGAGGGCCGTTGAAGCAACCGAGAAGAGCAGCGCTGGTCTGAAGTACAACACCAAAGAGGGCCGCGATAACTGGCAAGCAGTTCTCGATATGGCGGATGCCGGTAACCGCCTGATTGAGTCGAAGGCCGAAGAAGGCGCGACAGTTAAGGAATTGGCTGTCACCTACAGCCAACTTCAGACTGACCTCATGAACGTCATCAAGAACATGGGGGAGAGCGGCGATAAGGCTCGGGAACTTGCTAAGCGCTATCTGGAGATTCCAGACGAGATCCGTACGCGAGTTGGTCTGGAGACTCTTGAAGCGCAGCGGAAGTTCGATGAATACATCACTTTGAACTCCGGTCGCCAGATTCCGGTGTATCTCATTCAGAAGCAGGAGATGCCAGCTAAGGACGGTGGCTACTTCGGCTACGCTTCCGGTGGCCCTGTAAAGGGTCCTGGAGGTTCACGGACTGACAGCATTCCAGCCCGCATTAGTAGGGGAGAGTACGTAGTTAATGCTGCTGCGACTCGTCGCAATCTCCCCCTACTTGAGGCTATCAATAGCGGCAAGGGGGTGGGAGGCATGGGAACCACGATCATCTACCAGATCAACACTTCTGTGGCTCCTACTGCGAACTTGTCTGCTATTGGTCAAGAGATTGTCGAGAGCATTCAGGCGTTTGAGAGTCGCAGCGGTAAGACATGGAGGATGAACTAATGTCTACCGCACCTGAAATCATCGGTGACATCGTTAAGGTTGAAATCCTCTTTGATGGTTCTAATTGGGTTGATGTCACCGATGATGTTGTCGCCATTGAAACTCGTCGTGGTGCTAACAGAGTTCAACAGCCGGTTCTTCGTTACACTAACGGAAACGGTTCTATAACGCTGAACAACCACCAACGGCAGTATGACCCGACGAATCTTGACGGGCCGTATGTAGATTCCAATGGAGAGACACAGGTTCTTCCGATGCGGCAGATTCGCATTAGAGGAACCTATGATAATGAGACGCACGGAATTATGCGTGCTTTCATTGACTCCTGGAATCTCCAGTGGAACGGTCCCAACTGGTCTCAGGCGGTCGTACCGTTCACGGACGGTTTCAAGGTTCTGGAGTCTTACGATCGCATCGCGGTTGAAGCGGTTGGTGAAGGAGAGGACTCAGGGGCGCGTATTGAGCGCATCCTGGACTCTGTGGACTGGCCGAACGATTTGAGAGACATCGCTACCGGCAACACGAATCTCCAGGCAACCACACTGACAGGGTCAGCGTTGACTGAGTGTTTCTTGGTAGCTGATAGCGAGATCGGAGAGTTCTATGTTGACGGGGACGGGAAGATGGTTTTCCGGAACCGTC